TTTATCACTATGGATTTTTTATGAAAAAAATACTAATAATTGCTGTGTTATTAATCTGCAATCTGGCATATGCAAAACCTCAGTATAGGGGATTTATGCTAGGAGATACGAGTTTACAAAGTTTATCCGATGCTAAAGCATTGGGCGTTAATATATTCAGACATCAGATTTTCGTTTCTCATATGAATGAACAAAACAAAGAATCTGTAATGAATGATGTATTCACGGTTTTAGATCCGATAGTAAATTTTTGTTTGACTAATAATGTCAAATTGGTAATTGATCTACATCAACCGCCTGGAGGTATGAAACAAATCTCTCACAACAGATCCGATTCGGCACATTTTTGGGACAGGAAACTTCAAAATTTAGTTATTTTCTTTTGGAAAAGAATATCAGAAAGATATAGTAATAATTCCATATTATATGGATATGATTTGTTAAATGAACCGGCATACCGATTACAGCAGTGTAAACATTGTTATACGCTGAACGGATTGTATTTAAAACTAAAAAAGGAAATTCGTAAATTTGACACACAAACTGATATAATTTTAGAATCATCATTTGGGAAAAGTTCTACTTTGAAGTTTTTAAAACCATTAAAGGATGATAGAGTAATCTATAGTATACATTGGTACTCGCCAATGAAAATAACACACCAAACACTTTTTAATTTTTCAGAACTGATTGAATATCCAAATAAAGAATACAATAAAAATGTATTAAAATCTGAAATGAGAACGGCAATAAATTTTCAGAAAAGATATAACGCTAGAATGTATATCGGCGAGTTTAGTTGTATTAGATGGGCAAAGAATTCCTCCGCAAAATTTTATATTAGGGATGTAATATCAATCTTTGAAAAATTAGGATGGGATTGGTCTTATCACGCTTGGCGTGAATATGATGGCTGGTCGCCAGAACACAATTCTGATATGAATGACAAAGGTTGGAAATCGACAACGCCAGTATTGGAAATACTAAAAAAGCATTTCTCACTCAACTAATAATTCGTCCACAGAATATTCTGTGGACGAAGGACTACAACTTAAATATCTTATTGCTTCCGTTGTCCCATTGTACTGTAATATCGCCACCATTTGGTGTAACTGGAAGTCCTGAAGCTATGTCAATATATGCTATCAGTCTCGATGAAGCCTCTACACCAGTATCCTGCCATATTACCAAGGCTTCGGAAACATCTCCCGTAACTGAAGTGAATAGAACATCAGCAGCATCAGCAACACCAGAAGCGGCCGTCTTCGATGATAAATTACCAGAAGATGCGATTCTAGCCGCTAAAGGAACTGAACTGTAGAATTGATCAGTGCTTAGGTTTGCGGTATAATCATTGGTATCGACGAGAGTGACTTTTATATTATCATTCAGCCAATCTATATCACCAGTTAAAAAGGCTTCTCTACCTTTGTCGTAAAGTGCATTTGCCATATTATTTAATCCTTATAGAAAATTTAATAAAAAAATTGTTCAGAGAATTTTATTCTCTATATTTATACTCAATAAAATTGACTATTCCGATACCAATTCGGCATCAACTAGAGTTTTGAATTGTTGAATGTTTACAAAAATTTTTTCCGATACGTCATTCTTAAAGTAACCTTCATTACATTCAGAACAAAAATCACCTTCTACATTCTTAATTGTGGCAGTTTCATTTTTGTATGTATAATACAAATCTCGACAGTCACGAATTAATTCACCATTTGAACACGCAAAACATTTCATCTTCTGTACCTATAAACAATAAATTTGTAATTTCTCTTTTGTATTCTGACAATTTCTCTTGGTTTCACACCATGATTTACTATCATGTGCTGACCTATTGCTTCCTGACTCAGTATTGATGTACCAGGTTCAATTTCCATTTGAAAGGATGGAACACCAAAGAACTCCTGAGAATATATCAAATCTTTTTTACAGTCAAATAAATCATTATCGCCAAAAAAAGATTCTTCGGTTGGAATGCCAAATGCGGATATTAATTTTGGTTGTGGTATTATATCTGGGTCGCCTAGACTTTCTTCTGATTCTATTTCTAGAATTATTAGATAGGTCTCGCCACTTAAATCTAAATGTGGAAATGTTGTACTATTATTAATTTCTGGAAAGACTTCAGAAACAAACAATAGTTTAAATGAAGGTACTTGAGTTGTAGATAATATTTGTTCACTCATCCTTCGTAATCCTCACTCAAATGCGACTTAATGATATTTATCGCATAATATTACATTAAATTATTTTAAAGATTTTAGGAATTTTTCAAAAGCCTTTATCGCCAAATCTTCTCTAATTGATTTTTTCACTATTGGTTTTGTTATTTGTTGTTTAATTTTTTGCAATTCTCTTTCTACGATTTTGCCATTATTCCAAACCCATTCTTTTCCTTCTAGTATTCCTTCAACAAACGCATCAGGAGCACTAGGATCTGCAACGACATCAACTGTGGCCAAATAATAATCGTCTTGAACCTCTTGTAAATTATTATCTATTTCTTTTAAACTACCCATACCACGAGAAGAGACACCCAACTGAACTCCTTCATCGATGAAGGCTTTAACTATTTTTCCAGTTGGTGTGTCTAAAATTTTAGCTCTGCCAATAAAATTGCTACCATCTTCTCGTATGGATGTAATCATATGAGAAACACGATCAAGATTAATCGTAGGTGTTTCTGGATGATTCAATTCGCCCAGTGCTCTGTTTTTGGATACTGCTTCTTGGATATATCTATTGACTTCTTTTTGAAGAACGGAATGAGGATATATTCTTCCATTTCTGTTTTCTAAATCTGCTTGTAGGAAAATGCCTTCTATGAAGTAGTTTCTTCCAGGCTTATTTTCTTCCTGTAAAATTTCAACTTTTACATTTTCGTAGATTTCTCTTATGAGTTTCATTTTTCGTTATCCTTTGTTCACAGAAAAATCTAAAACTTTTAGAAAATTCTGAGGGCCTCTATTTAACATTCTTTCAAATTTTTCTTTATTTGTACCTACCATATACTGATGTGCGCCTAGTATGGCACTTGCACTAAAGATATCTACCAATATGGTCGAACCATTTTGGAACTTAATTTTTGCTCTTTTTTTCGAGCGAACAACTTCCCTGAGTTGTTCTATGACATCTAAGTTTTCATTTATTACTTTCATTTTGGTACCAAATAAAAATATTCTACAAATTATTTATCAATTTAAATCTTCTTCCAATAGTATATTTAAATCAAAAAATTCTTTGTCTTCTTTTGGCTGACCTTTATCGATTCTTTTATCTCGCTTAACTTCTGCTCTTTCTTCTTTGTTTTTTAAATTTTTAGTTTTTATTTCTGCTGCTCCGGTTTCTGGTGCATCAAAATTCACAGGTTCTTTTTGTTTGTCCAATTCCAATTCAAATTCGGCACTAGCCATATCAATATCGGCCCTATCTTCCGTCTTTTGTAGATATTCGTCTTTTTCGGATTTAATCTGTTTATCAATATTTTTCTGCAATTCTTCTGATTGGTTCAGAATTACATCTCTTACGTATTGATTTGAAAAATATTTACCAACGTAAGGTTCTATGGATTGTAAAACATTTAATCTGGTTAAAGTTAATTCTTGATCTTTCAGTTCGCCAAAATAATTGTCCTTTGAGTAAATAAAATAAATGTAATTTTTAACTTGCTCCCATTCTTCTGGCGATATGATATTTTTTAATATTAATTGTCTTTGTAATAATTCCATAAAAAGCTGAGAGAATTGTTGTCTCAGTCTGACTATAAACTTATAAAATTTAACCTCATCTCTGGTTATTTCTGTTACTCTACCAACATTGAAATTATTTTGGCTATCCAGTCTTCCTATAGGAACATTCAAAGACTGATAGAATTTTCTCTGGAAATATTCAATATCTGATATTTCTCCGAGATTTTGACCTCCAGGCAAAGTGTCAATAGAAGATCCGGTCGAACCGTCTTTAACGGCAAGCCAAAAATCTTCTTGCATTGAATAAAATTGTCTATCACTCTGTACTTCTCCAGTTTCGTGATTATATAACATATTATTTCGATATGTATTCATCATTTGCTGTACGAACTGTACCGCTTTATTATGTGGCATACCAGCCACGTCTACTTTAAAAACTCTTCTTTCTGGTGCTCTGGTTATGCGATATATGACCGATGCATCTTCCATCATTTTTAATTGGTTCAATGGTCTCATAGCTTTGTGTAGATGTGAATACACTATATTAGCATACTTATCCACTATTCCGGAATGACAATATACAACCGAATCTGTTGTGATTCTATAGGTGGCATATAAATCTGGCATATTGAAGTTAAAGAATGGTATGGTGCTAAATTGCATACCACCCCTTAATCCCATTTGATTGAATACAAAAAATTCTTCAACGTTTTTTACTAATTCAACTCCAGTTTCAGAATCAGTTTCTCTTTCTATCTGGGTTATTTTTTTCATTTGTCTAGGATCAACGTATCGTAATTCTTTGATCCCTTCTTTTTCTTTTCCTGGTATGACGAGAGCATGATAATATAATCTGCCATCAACATACCAAGATCTAAAAATTTTATATGCATCTTCTCTATAATTTAATAGAGATAAGCATTCTTGAAATTCGGCTGAGATTTTTTTCTTTATTGATGAGGGTATATCAGATTTAAGATTGAAATCTATTTCAACTCCTGGCTCTTTGCCTTCTACTGAAATGGCCTCATTTACGATATCATCTATTGCAGCATCACATTGTGGATATAAAGACATCTCTCTATATCTGGTAATCAGTTCAGTTTCACTTATGGCGGCATACTGTAGACTGTCGGCCGACTGTCTCATAAATTGATCTACGACCAAAGAACCGTCTTGTAAGTTTGGATTTACAGGACTTTTCTGTAGCTTTTTCAACTCATCTTCAGTTTTACTTTTCTTTAGTTCAAATCCAAATAATTTCATTTTTAAGTCTCTGATAAATGTAATGTATTGAACAAAATACTATTGTATTTTATATATCTTTATCTATTTATTGTCTGTTTAAATTGTACAAAAAAAGGGGCCGATGGGCCCCCTATTAATGTTTGGTTTGATAATGATGTTATTACCTTATTATAGGTAAGGAAAATGCACCGTCTGGTATGTTCACACCAAGTCCAGGCGAAGAAGACTGAGTAGGTACCCAATAATCATACGCAAGTGTTACTGTAAACTCTTGAATTGCCGTTGTTGAATCCCAGTTTACATCAATTGGTGCAACCACTGTAGGAAAACATCCAACCAGTCTATATGCTCTGAGTGCAGAACCATCTTTACCCAATTGAGTAATAATAGCACTAGCCTTATAGTTGTTCAATACACCCGCATCTTGAACCTGTGAAAGATTGGATTCGAGTCCATTGATTCTATTCGACCACTGGAAGAACAAATCTCTGTATTTGTGATCTTCATCATTATATACCGTCATTGTGTAGTCTTCAAATGTTCTGTTTCCATAAACCTTAACGACTCTTCCTTGGTGTGAAACGTTTACAGTTTCTACAGTAACTCCAGGCATAGAAGCCGCTCTACAGAAATATTCAAAATCGTTACCGCCGGCGGCAGCAATTAAAAATGAAGGTACTGTCAACTGTACCTTAAAAAGATTAGATCTGGCTCCACCGCCTATCAATCTATTCTTAAACGCTTCTACGCTAATGGACATTTTCTATCTCCTTTAAAAAGTCAATTTGACTTATTTATAACCATATTTATATGAGTGTGTTCTAAATTGTACCCTTAATATGGTCATATGAGAGGGTTTGAAAACCCTCTCAAGTTTTTACTATTAGAATTTACCTACAATCTCGTTGAACTCAACTCCTGTTCTTACCGCCACAAAATTCAATTGAATGAAATTGATCGATCTGGCAGGTTTAATATAAATGTCACCAACAAATTCATTTCGATCAATTACCTCAGAAGTATTATTTCTGGAGTCTGCAACGACATAGAAATCAAAGATACCTCTTCTGCTCTTAACCAACTGAAGATATGGTTCAATCAAAGACTTGAATTGACTTCTTGTAAATTCATCATTAAACTCAAACAGTGAGAATCTAGCAGCACGAGCGATACTCTTTTCGAGTACAATGAACAATCTTCTCACATTAATTCTATCAAATGCACTTGGTTTCGACAGCAAAGTTTTATCGCCGAACAGAACAGTACCTTGACCAGGGAAAGATACAACAGGATTTACACCGGCTTGATACAAATCATCTCTATCTGATTGGTTAGGATTGTATGCCAATTTGACTACATTCTTTATATTGCCTCTATTAAATCCAGCAGGAGAATACCAAGGATCTCTTTCGGTATCAGTTCTTACCATTAATCCTGCTATATCACCATTTAGTGGCAACCATCTATATGCATCATTGTATTTGTCATATTGATATTTCCAACCAGAATCTAATACTGCATATGAACTAGAAGGTAAATTGTTTCTAAATGCGACAATATCTACTGCTTCTTGCTTTGAGTTTGCAACAACATCATCTCTTTCTGGCGAAAGAACAACTAGACAATCCTTTCTGAACTCTGCTATATTATTAATCAAATATGTTGCAAGTGTTGCATCTGCATCACCGCCGAGTACAAATGAAATGTCAATTCTTTCTGGATCTTTAAACAGATCGAATCCTGAAATTTTATCAGAATTATTAGCAGCAGATCCATCAGAACCACCAGATAAACTAAATGTGCTAGGTTTGTCTATGCTATCAAAGACTGTACCCGAAGCAGTCGAACCCCAGTTTATTCCAGCAGGAAGATGATCTGTCCACCAAACATACCTGGAAGAACGATTCAACACATCCACATAATAATTACTGGAACCATCTTCCGATTTCGCATCCGATGCAAGTGAAAGTAATGCAAATCTTTCTAAAACTGAACCGGCTTGTCCACTGAAGAGTCCGTCTTCGTCAACAACCACTATATTAACCTGATCTCCTTCACCACCTCTTCCAGCAACAAAATCCGATGTTCCTGGTACAAACCTAACAACATCCGCAAATTCCCAAGAAAATTGTAGTTGAGAACCAGAGACTGGCGTATACTGCAAGCCAACTGCAAATGGCGAATTGATTTCAAATGAAGATGCGGACACGGAAACTACAACTCTTTCTTGACCAACATTAGCAGCAGTATCGTCTAATAGTATTTTAATCTTACTGCCAACTTCTAGATGATCTGTTAAATCAACCGAACCAACTACAGAAACCAAAACCCCACCACCTGCGGACGAGAATCGTAAAGCGGCAGGTGTCTGAAACTTATATGCATTTGCTGAAGGACATATGGAAACTTTAAGACTATTTCCCTTTTCGCCTGCATACTTAGCGGCAAAAGGTCCAACAGTCGCCGAACCATCCGCAAAATCTACTAGATATGAATCTTCATTTTTTATTAGAGCACCAGAACCATCTGCGGTTGCATTAGCCGCACCAGAACCAACAACTCTAACCAATCTTAGCTTATTTCCATAAGCTAGAAAATTCGCACAAGTAAAAAAACTAACAAAATTGTCATTCGTTGGTTTGCCAAATTGTTCGACTAGACCGAGTTCATCCTCTACTAACTGAATATCCTCTACCGGTCCCCAAGAAAAAGAACCAGCAAAAGCACCTTCTGTTGTAGATGCAGATGGTACTACTGTCGTTAAATCTATTTCACTGACATTTACGCCAGGGCTGACTTGAAATCCCATTTGTATCTCCTGTATTCAAAAAAGATAATTGAAAAATAATTTCTATACAGATATTTATATTTTTCTCTCTTTACAGGAGTGTTCTAAAATTTCCACTTTTTGTTATTGAAATTGTTTTGCCAATTATTTAAATCTTTAGAAGAGTCGTTATGTCCTACAATTTGCCATCTTGTTCCTATGTCATCGACATAAAAATTATCATCTTCTGGTCTATAAAGTATAGGAAATGGAATCAATTCATCTTCATTTTCTTTTATTGCTTGTTGTCTTGCATTACTTTTCGTCAATTGCATAAACAATGTATCGGATGTCATCCAAGCAAAGATAACAAGACACATTACCAAATCATCAAATCTCCCTGGTTCTGCCGCATACCCATTTTTTGCATTACTACTGGAAACAAAAGTTGTAAACTCACTTAGAGTTTCAAAATCGTGTATTTTTAATTTATCTTGTTCTATAAGTAGTTTTAGATTTGAGCATCCTAATTTTTTGGTGTGTGGTGTGCTCTTCAATCCTAGTCTTGGTCTATTTTTGCCTGGTCCAAGTGTTAAATTTTGTCCACCTCTTCCTTTATCGCAAGTGCAAAGAAGATTTTCATATTCCAAATCATTCCATATAATATGAGGTATTTTATCTCCTGTATTTACTTCAACTAGAATGTAAGCATCATTATAATATTTTGCTATATTGACCACAGAAGTTGGTACCATTATATCTGCTATTTTATTTGAACGATATCTCGCCACTTGCTCATAATTTCCATCGGTGCCATCTATGACTTGATATGCTGTGTAGTTTTGTCCTACACCCTCAGATACGTCAACAATTATAAAATAAATGTGATCCTTTTCTGGTGCCTTGAAAATGTTTACACCATTCTGTACTACTTTTGGTTCTTGCCATTTTATGGTTTTGATTTTTGCTGGCGATATCAAAGTGTTTGAAGAACCTAAAAAGTCTCCACCAAATTCTTGGATGAATTTTTCTTCACCCATATTCGCAATTTGACTTTCATACCAATCTTGATCTCTACCAGGAACTTGAGACCAATGGGCTTCTACGGGTATGAATTGATTATTCCCGGAAACGGCATCAGTCCAATATCTATAAAAATGATTCATACCGTTTGGCGTAGAAATCATAAACAACTTTGTCGTTTTACCGGAAGATATTACGGGAAATACGGAAGCGAAAAAGTCTTCTGCAATACTTTCATCTACGAACGCAAACTCTTCTAGTAGAACCATATTGTACGTACCACCTCGACCAGAAGAACTTGAAGTTGGTACTGCTTTTACCAAAGAATTGTTTTCTAGAAGAATTGAATGCTTGTTCCACTCACCAACACCCTGCTGCATCCATCTGGGTAACTGTTCGTATGCAAATCTAACTTTGCCAAGAATTTCTATAGCGGTGTCACTTTTATTTGCCAGAATCAAAACTTTGTAGTTTTCTTTGAAGAGAATCGACCACAAAACATATGCACAAGTGATGGTACTCTTACCAATCTGACGGCTGCACTTAACTATAGCAAATCGGTTTTCATTGTATACTTTTATGATGTCCTTTTGGAAATCATAAAGTTTCATATATTTTTCTGGCTCGTCTTCATCCAGAGTTACTATTTTAATGTAATTTTCAATAAAATATAAAGGGTCTTGAGAACACTTTACGTATTCTTCCACCTGTTCTGTCGTGAACTCGATTGAAATATTGGTCGCTTTGAGGTTTGGATTACCTTTGTATACTGTTTTTCTTTGTGACATAATATTATTGTGATTTTAATTGTTTCAGTAATTTATGTAGCTCCGTTGTGCTTCCTACAAAGACATTATTATTTACCGTTTGTGCCTTCGCCTCTTCCGGTTCCTTCATCGTTTCTATCTCTCTCTTATCTTTATGTGCCTCTATTAGTTGTTTATTTCCTTCTAATATGGTCTTTATCATCAAAGACAAAACTTCGTATGCTCTTGGATGTTGAGAACTTCTAGCCAATTCCAAAAGATCCGTAATAGCTTCTTGACCTGCTTCTATAGCGGTCATCATATGACCACGAAGATATTCAAAATCATTTAACATTAATTTTTTAGAGTCATCACTGTTTGTATTTACTGCCTTTGCTATATCTTTTCTGACAGAATCATATTCAACAATTTGCTCTTTTTCCGTGAGGCTTTTTATTTCTTCCGTTTTTTCTTTTGACATAAAAAAGTTTTTATCCTTCGGCGATACGCCTGATTTATAATTCATATTTAACTCCTTCAATCATCTATATCAACGTCAGTTCCTGTTTCTGGGTCGTATCTTTTACCATCATTAAACTCGAAACTCGATTCAGTATAACCATAATCATCATTTGGTCCGGCAGAGTTTGGATCTGGCGTGAGTATGTGTCTCTGTATTCTAGGAATCTTTTTCAAATTTTCACTAGAAGGATCTATTTCTCCGAAATTATTTTCAGGCAATTTTGTATGAGTATTGACAATAACTTCTCGTATAATTCCTTGTTGTGATATAGGTCCATAAAAATTCATTTTCACATTGAAAGATAAGGTCCAGGTTATATCTCTTTTTGCATCTAAATCTTCCGTCCACTGATCTTCAAAGGAAACATCAGACAAATCTATATGCATATCATCTCTGAAATTCATTTCAGGAATTGGCAAATATTGTACAGTTAAACCTGGAGTAAAATAAGGTAAGATTTGTTCTACAATTTGATTGCATTCATCTGCAAACTTTGACAGTATGTATAGATCGATTTTAATATTATATGGAACTGTGGTAAATTGTTTTAATAGAGTTTGATTGTCTTTTACCTTTGTGTATTTTTCTATCTTAGAAAGTTTTCTTGTAGTGTCATAAACCATTGAAGTCATTTGAAACGACATTCTAGGTTGAATTGAATCTACAGTGTTTGGTTCAACCATATTATTTTGTTCTTGTCTATAAACCCAACTTTCTTTTGGTCCATAAACTATAGGAACTTTAAATCTCTCAACTTCATTTCCAGAAGTATCAATTTTTTTTACCGTTATATTGCTGAATAGTGTACCAAAAACGGTAACAGCTTTTCTGAAAGATTTGTGATAGAACCATTCATTATTAAACATTTTTTTGTTCCTTTATTAGCTCTTCAAAAACCCAAAAATATCCGATTCGGAAAAGTCCAAATATCCTTGAGATTCATCGACAAATCCTCTATTATTTGAGAGATCAAAATCATTATCTGCCAATTGATCTGGAGTACCATCCAATGTTTTTGTAGTTCCGCTAGTTGCGCCAGTGATAATACCATTAGCGGTATCAAATACTCCTTTTATATTGATTAATTTTAATTCATTCTTTGTATAATCCCAAAGTGCAACTTCACCACTGGCGGTTGAATTTGCTAAACTAGTTCCTTGAAAAACGATTTCATTATCTAAAAAATTACCAACACTGTTAGTAACTTTTAATAATAAAGTTCTAGAATAATCAGTTTCAATCTGATCAATTTCAGCAATTCCAGTATCGAATTGTTCTTGTCCAAATTCAAATTTAGTAACTTCTAGTTCATAAATTGG